CTTGGCCAACATTCCTGATTCGTAAAAGCTCTGCTTGAGTTTGATCAAAAAGATTTCCCACGCTGTGAATTTCGTCAGTGAGAACATTATGGCCCGATTCAAGTTCTTTAAGCGTTCCTCGTATGCGTTCGAGTGAGATAGACTTAACCTCTTCGGAGAGAGGCTGTGAGCATGTCGGGCAAGTTGTATTGTCAGTAAAGAATGTTTCTTCTGATTTATATCTTTCAAGTTTCTGTGTGATCTTACCCTCGAACTTATTAAGTTCATTTTGTTTCTGACGCAGTTCTGTAATATCATCTTCTGTTACCTCCGTTATAAGTTGTTCTCTTAATTTATCATTATGTTCACCAAGACTGTTTATTTGTAGCTGTAATTCATCTATTTCGTCTTGAACTGTTTGTTTATTATCATCATCAATTGTTTTTATTTCTTTAATATGTTTTTCTTGTAACTCTATCTTTTCTTTTTGAATAGTAATCTGACTATCTACATAGTTTATCTCACCACGTACCGTAGATAACTTTTCACGAAGGACTGCATTCATCTTTGTAAATATTCCTATATCAAGTAAGTCTTCGATAACCTCTCTTCTATGTCTAGGTTTTAATTGCATGAACGGTATAAAGTTAGAAGAACCTAATACAACAATTTGATGAAAAGATTTATGATTAAGTTTTAGAATATTATTTTCTAATAGCTTTTGATAATCTCTTGCATGTGCTTCTTGGTTTAGAAGTTCATCATTTCTCCATATCTCAAACTTATTAGGTTTAATACCACGCACAACTTTATACTTGTTAGTTCCAATACTAAACTCAACTGTAACTAAACATTTTTTTTGGTTTATACTATTAACAAGTTGTGGTTTGTGAATATCACGATGAGCTTTTCCAAACAAAGTAAATGACAACGCATCTAACATTGTTGACTTACCTGCACCATTACTTCCTACAACTAATGTAGTTTTATGATCTGATAAGTATATTTTTGTTGGTGCATCACCTGATGAAAGAAAGTTTTGGTATTCAATGCTTTCAAATATTATCATATAGATTCAATCTCCAATGCTTCAGTATGTAATTCACTTAATAGATTTTTTAATTTAGTTTTATCTAGATGCGACTCGAGTGCGTCAACGTATGTGTTGAGAAGTGTTTGTGTATCTTCAAGATTTATCTCTTCATCTTCTATATTTTCTGCTGATAGGTCACCAAAGTTCTCAACAATTTTAAGATCTAACGGGTTGAGTGCTTGTACCTTGTCAATATATTTATCAAATGCATAGTGATCATTCTTCTCAGAAACTATAATTTTTACATACTTACCAGATACATCAGAAATATCAGATTGTTCATCATCTGAATAATATAACTTTTTAAATAATACATATGGATTTCGTACTGGTTCCATCTCTCTTGTTTCAGTATCAAACACGTGAAAGTATTTTGGATCGTGTGCATCAGACCACGTTAACTCAAATTGTGTACCAAGATATGTCACATTTCCGTCACTGCTTTTAGTATGATAGTGGCCAGAGTAAACAGAATCAAATCTATTAAATATTTCTATACCCATACCATGGGATATTACATTTGAATTAGCCATGAATTTAAATCCTGATAATTCAAAATGGCCAAATAATATTGGTGCATCTGTATTCTGTATAAACTCCATACATTCTTTTTCATTCTCATCACATATCCACGGTACTAAACCAACTTTTAATGTAGAATCTTCTTTATACATTGCAGGAAACCATTCTGTTGGATCCATATGTATGTTTACACAATCTGTATAATGGCCTAGTAATTCTTTTAGGGCACAAAGATTATTTGTATTTTTATAATATACATCGTGGTTACCAGGAATAATATCCATAGTTAATTTTTTTTCACGAAGTACATCTAGAAACATATGACGATTACGTTCAAGAGCTTTGAAGTTTACAAACCTTCGATGATCGTAGTAATCACCAAGATGTAATATTTTTTTAATATTATGTTCCTCTAGATATGGAAAGAAAACTTTAGAATAAAAAGCTTCTGCATTATCAGAATAAACATCACTACCGTTTTTGACACCACAATGTGTATCGTTAATTATCGCAATTTTCATAGGTATATATTATCACAAATTAAGTTAAAAGTAAATATTATTTAACTTTTCTTTTTTTACGAGTACTATACCCGTTTTCTTTGGCCCATTCTTTTATGGTTTGATCATTGACTTTTACTGCATCAATACGTGATTTAATTCTTTCGACAATACTATCTCCATTATAATCACCAGCTACATCAGCAAATGCTTCTATACCAGATTGTTCAATGTATTTTAATTTGATATCCTGTTGTTTCTTCTCCTTGGCTATACGACGCAAAAATGCGAAGTAGGATATTTGCGTAAAGTACGCGAATGCATTGGGTTTACCTGTTCTTGTTGCAGCTTCTATATTATAATTATTAATAGCTTTAATTGAATTTTCTACAGCGTCCATAACCATTTCATCGCGATAAGTGTATCTAATAAAGTTAGGTTTGTGTGATAACCCTTCTGCTATTTTTAAGAAACACTCTCCGATATATTCTGGTATTCTTGGTTCTTCTTCACCTGCATCTTTGGCAACATTAGTTGCAAATACATGATCTACTACAGCTTCCGAAAATTCTCGGTTATTAACATAGTGTGGCTTCTTTTTCTTTTCTGTTTTCATAGTACCATTATACAATATTTTAACGTGTTTGTAAATATTAAAATAATATCATTTTAGTGTGTACATTGTTTTACTTTTTTGGTATAATAATTAAGTTCAAACAACAACAAACAATTTCTCTTAGATGTCTTCTTCTGGTGGCCAAGGTTTTTTTCCGAACTTAGGTCTTGAATCTAGATTATCAAGTCCATCAATAAATGATTTAAATATAGCTGAAGTATCAACTGTATGTTCTTTCTTAAGTTCACCTACCATATCACGTATTCTAGTCTGTAATATAGCTTTAGTGTAGAAATCTTTAGTTTGAAGATTTGCTTCTGAATGCGATATTACACTGTCTAGACTAATCGTGATTTCCCTTTCATCAGACATGAACATATATTTATGTATTGCTACATCAAATATATCATGACTTGGTTGTAAGTGTACCTCATGAGGATCCTCTAGATGAACGTTATTACTATCATCAATATCTATTAGTTTAGCTAAAATGGTTGTACCATCAACTAATCTAAACTGATAAACTGGGACACTCCTAAGGTATTGGTTTAATTCCTTACTCATTTTGGACTGCCTTTCTTTATAAATAGAAACATAATATAAACTCTATATAAAGGTATTTATACATGGCAACAAGAGCAGATTTCATAATAGATCAATCTTCTACGTTTAGTACAAACATTGATCTTTCACAGTCGGACGGTACTTTATTACAATTAAACTCACCAGGCGGTGCTTTATATACAGCGAGCGGCGCGATTAGAAAATCTCATAGTACCGGAGTTATTCAGAATTTTACGTGTGCAACTACTGATCAATCCCCAAATCAGGATAAACTTACTATATCATTAACAGGCGCACAAACTAAGGCAATAAAAGCTGGCGTATATGTTTATGACGTTAATATTGTAAGAAATTCAGATAGTCACACCACACGTGTACTTGAGGGACAAGTAGAATTTACACCTTCCGTAGTTAATCCACCAGATTCTGCTATTTTTAGTGGTATCGGAGTAGACTATGCTAGTTCTCCTAATGCAGGAAATTTCTCAGTAAACGATACTCCATATCGACCATAGGAAAAAATAAATGGCAGTAAAGGCAAATATCAATACTGGGACTAGTTTATCCGCAGCGATTAATAAACCATCGGCTGTAAAAGTAAAAGCAGTAGAACACGCAGCAACTACCGCAACAACTTTAGGCGTTGGAACTACAAATGCGGTACAATTTGCTAGCGTAGGAATAAATACATCTTCACCTTCTGGTTCACCGAATGCTGAGTTAATCGTCAATGGAGATATTGAAGCCGATAACCTTACTTTAAGCAATGAGCTTATAATGACTAATCCTAGTGAATCTGTAATTGCAGCTGATTTAGGTTTATCTATAACAGGTGGTAAAACAAATTCCCCTGGTGCGACAATAGCTTTAAAAGAATTTGATCATGCACAATTTCCAAGTTATGTATTTTTTGATGCAGATCATGTAAGATTTAGACATCGAGCTGGAGGTGCTGGTTCAAGTTTTATACAAATAAATTCTCAATGTCCAAGCTACTCTTTAAATGGTCCGAGGCCTGGTATGATTATAGGCAGAGGTCTATCTTCACTAGAAATGTTAAAAACAACAGAAACATTACGCGTAAAAGGTACACTTAAAGTTGATAGTCCTGCTACATTTACTGATATTACCGCCTCAAATACACCTTCTTTACCCGGCATTAAATTAACATCTAATACTCCTAATGTAAGAACAGAATTAGGTATTAACAATACGCCATCAGGTGCAATAACAGAATTAACATTAACAACATTAACTGTTTCAAATACACCTAATATGCCTGGTATTAAATTAACATCTAATACACCTCAAGTGCGTGATGAATTAGGATTAGGAACTGCTAATTGTCCTACGTTCGAAGGTTTAACAATAGATTCAGGTAATGTAGCAGCTGAAAATAAAACAAAAATTGGACAAGCTATAATAAATGGTGTATATGATAATTTTGCTACGTTTACTCATAGTAATGTACACGGATTAAATTTAGCGAACTACGCTCTAAAGCAATCATCAAATGGAGCGACACATGTTAATGCTAAGTCTGGACAGACTATTCAATTTAAACTTGATAATTCAACTAAAGCAAAATTAGAGAGTACGGGTGAATTTACATTTAATAATACACCAAATATGCCTGGTTTTCACATCACATCTAACACACCTCAAGTACGTGATGAATTAGCATTAGGTACTTCTGATTGCCCTACATTATTAGGACTAACAACTACAAATGACATTTTTGCAAGAAATATTGCTCTAGGAACTGGTATCTCAACTCCTGCAGCTCCTTTACATGTTGGTGGAAAATCTCAATTTGAAGCAGCTATAGGTGTTGGAACTACACCATCAGCCGGTTCGGATATACTCACAGTTAACGGAAATTCTAATTTTAGCGCAGGTACTGCAACTTTTGCCAATTCACCTAATATACCTGGTTTTCACATCACATCTAACACACCTCAAGTACGTGATGAATTAGCATTAGGTGAAAGTAATACCGCTTCATTTGCTGGTGTTAATATTGCAGATGCTTTAACTCATACTGGCGATTTAAATACTAAAGTTAAATTTAGTGGTAATGATACAATAGATTTAGAAACCGCGGGTTATGCAAGACTTAGAGTTGACTCAAGTGGAAATGTTGGTATAGGACAAGATTTTTCGGGTACCGGAGGGCCAGATGATACTATTGATGCAAAACTTCATGTTAAAGGCACAGTAAAATTTAATAATACCCCTTCTTTATCTGGTATTAATTTATTACATGGTTCGAATACACCTGCATTAAGAACAGAAATTGGTTTAGGAAATCTATCATCTTTTAATACACCTAGTGGTGCAATAACATTAGCAACAAGCCAGATTAGTGGTATTAATAATACACCTAGCGGTGTCGTATTAAACTCTGCTGCATTAACTAGTACACCTACAGCACCGACAGCTTCATCTCCTACTAATACAACACAGATAGCAACTACAGCTTTTGTTCAAACTCGGGTGGCTACTAAAATTGCAGAACTAGTCGATACTGCACCATCAACTTTAAATACTCTAAACGAACTTGCCGAAGCACTAAATGATAGTCCTGCTCAGGTTGATGATATATTAGTTAAACTTGGAGAGAAAACAGCTAAAGCCAGTAATCTTTCTGATCTAACAAATGTAGCAACTGCAAGAACAAATCTTGGTATTAATAATACACCATCAGGAGCTGTAACATTAGCGACATCACAAATCAGTGGTTTAAATAATACACCTAGTAATGTTGTATTAAATAGTCCTACAATTACTAATCAACTTCGTGTAGTAAAAACTAACTCAGGAAATGAGACATTACCATTAAAAGTACAAAATGATGCAGTAGGTAATTCATCAGTTGGTATGGCATTTACAGCTAGTACATCAGATGAATTTGTTAATGCTAAAATAGTTTCTAGACGGCCTAGCGGAACAGCTGGAGGTACTTTAGAATTTTATACTCGTCAAAGTCCAAACGGAGGCTTTTCAGTAAATGAAAATATGAGAATTACTGATGAGGGTAATGTTGGTATTGGAACAAGTGCACCAACTGCTAAACTTCATGTTGCAGGAACTTCTTTGTTTAGTAATACTCCTTCTTTACCTGGCATTAATATTACGTCTAATACTCCTAATGTTCGAACAGAATTAGGTTTAGGTGTTGCCGATAATGTGACACTTAATAATTTAACTATATCGGGTGGTAGTATATCTTCTGAGGGTGGTATTACGTCAGCTTCTGGTTCGATAGTAGCAAATAGTTTTTCTGCTGGTGGAAGTAGTAACGAAGTTACTCTTGGTTCTCCAATGACTGTAGTTATGCGAAGTGTCGAAAAATCAATTACGATGAATGTGTCACCAAGTATGCCAGGCTTCCATATTACATCTAACACACCAAATGTAAGAACCGAATTAGGACTAGGTAATGTTACTAATGAATCTAAAGCTACAATGTTTACTAATCCAACATTTTCAAGTGGTGCAACAGTATCAAGTGGAACACTTACAGTTGGTGCAACAGGTGGTAAAATTTTAATTTCTGAAACTGAAATACAAGCGCAATCATCGGACAATGCTAATCAAATTATGATGATTGGTATTGAAAATATATCTGATGCAGATGATATTGTATTAGGTAGTACATCAGGTGATCGATTTAATGATAATCTAATATTCAGAACTAATGGTTCTGAAAAAGCACGATTTAATACAGGTAAATTTGTTTTAAATAATACGCCAGATATGCCTGGTTTACATATTACATCTAATACTCCTAATGTCAGAACAGAATTAGGATTAGGTACTGCTAATTCTCCTACATTTGCTGGTATTACAATAGCAGATCAAATTACGCATTCGGGTGATACTAATACCTTTATAAGATTTCCTACAACTGATCAAATATCTTTTACAACTGCTGGTACCGAAAGAGTAAGATTTGATGAAACAGGTAAAGTTGGTATTGGTGTAACCGACCCAGATGAAATGTTATCTGTTGCAGGTAATATTCACGTTAGAGGTGCCGATGATACTACACAAGCAGTGTTACAAATGGGTCAATTAGATTCTAGTGCAACAACTCCGCTATACACAATGTCAACAACTGATGATGGTGGTGATGAACTACGCTTAACATCAAACAGATATAATTTTGATTTTCCATTTACCAGAGGTGATGCAACAGGGTCATTAGAAATAGGTGCTATAAGAGGTATTTATCAAACACGAACTGAAATTTTCTTAAAGGATCAATTAGATATTAGTTCTAATACAATGACAGAGACTGTACGAATAACCGGAATGCCTGATCAAAAATCATTTATTGGAGCTAATCTTAATAGACCTAATTCACCAGTTCAATTTGGAATAAACACCGGTACAGATATAGCAAGCGGAGTAAGTTTACATGTCAAAGGTAAATCACAATTCGATTGTCCTATAGCTGGAAATACTACATTTAATGACACACCTACTTTTGCTACACCTACATTAAAATTTACTACTGCAAGTGGTACTGGTAAAGGAATACGATTAAAAAGTAGTAATAATGTATCAGGTGTGTCCATAGGAGCTGATGCTGTCGTATCCGCTAGTTACTCAGTTGCATTAGGATCATATAGTGCTAATACAGCTGTTACTACTACAGCACCAGGCCAGGGTCAAGTTTCTATTGGTAGTGGTCAAAGTGTACATTCAGGAGCACTTAGGGCTATTACTATAGGCACGTACGCAAGTAATAATAATGCTAGTTCTGATAATGCAATTTCAATTGGAAGTTATGCACAGTGTGCTAATGTTTATACAACTGCCATTGGGTTCAATGCTATTGCTGGAGGATACGGTTCGCTGGCCATTGGTGGGATGGCTAATACCCATACTAGTGCTCAAGAAGCAATTGCTATAGGTTTTAACGCAGATGCCAACAATGCAAATTCTGTTAGAGCAATTGCTATTGGGCATGACACTGATGCCAATGGAACTGATTCAATGGCAATTGGTACCACTTCTCAAGCACTTCAAACAAGTGCAGTAGCAATTGGAACAAATGTTACATCAAATGTTGCAAAAGTTGCAGAAATTGGTTATTGGTCAGATGCTACTACTCGTGGTTCTGCAATCCGAATATGTGGTAATACAGGTGCTGTACAGATGGCATTACAATTACAGTCTAGTAACCTATCTGACGGTGGTGGAACAGCTGGTAGTGAAGCAGATAATACATTACCAAGATCATTTTATCAGTTCCGTAGAACAAACACTGAGTTATTCATTGAGATGAATAGTTTCAGTAATATGCAAAGAATAAAACTAGCTAGTGGAATATCTGGTAATAATTTCCAAGTTGATTTAGCTCCTACAAATTCACCTACGTTTACAGGAAAAACAACTTTAGAAAAAGTAACAATGAGCGCAAACTCATTCATGACTGAAACTTCTTCATTCGTGCTTAATTCACCACATGAGGGTGCAATTATATTCTGTAACAATGCAGCACCAATGACTATTGGAATACCTAATATGTCTGCAGGATTTAATGCAACGTTTATAGCTAAATCAAGTGCACTCGTAGACTTTTCTCCTGCAGCAGGAATTGGAGTAAATAGTTTTAACGGAGCAAATAGAATAGCTGGATTTGCAGGACAAGCATCTATTATATATAATTGTCCAACTGTTGCGTTCTTAGGAGGTAACATAGTATAATGAGTTTTCTTCCTACATTAAGACCAGGTAATATCAGACACACTTTAAATCTAAATGATACAGTATTTGGTGTAAACACTGACACGTTTGTATATGAAAGAGATTCAAGATATATAGCTTTAAATAAAACTAATCCGTGTTCTGGTAATAGCGAGATAGTAGCTGGTTTATTAAAAATATACGAGCCTTTTAATTTTGCAGTACCTGATTCTCCTTCTCAAGCTACCATTGCATCAAGTCAATTTGGTCATGATAGTCGTTTAGAAATTGATATACAAGTAACAAACGGTTCTGATAATAATTTTAGAATACACTATGATGATAGTCCTAGTGAGGTTTTTCACACTTTAGCTGAAGGCGAACATAATAAAGTTTATAATTATTTTGATATGCGTCCTGAAACGCAAGAAGAAGATGATAGAGGTGTATATAGACAAGCGGCATTTAGAATTGTTCACTCAGATGCAAATGCAGGAAATGAAAATGCTTGTTTTAGTCAGTTAGACTTTAACGATCCAAGTACACATGATAACATATATAGTGCTAGTGACCATGATGATGTACATAGTACCGGAAATGGAATAGCAGATTTACATATAAATTTAACCGATAAATCAAGTGGAACACAAACATGTAATATTGGTATTGGTGATAGTCACCCTTTAAGAAATTGTGAGCAATTAGATATTAAAAATACAGCTAATAGAAGAGCTAGAAGCGGATTAGATAATGGTTCTTCTTCGGGTGGAGCTGAATTTTATAGAGATATGAGAGGTCTAGTTGATCCAGGTGATGCTCCTTATTTTGATACTGGAACACTTAGAAATAATACATTTAGAAGATGTCATTCTTTAATAGAGTTAAATGAGACTTTTGCGGATCCAGAAAGAAAAGTTATTCCTTCAAATGTTACTAATCTTTCTCTTCATTTTTATAGATGTTTTTCTTTAAGAAGAATACCAGATAAGTATTTTACATGTAATTTAGATTCACCTCAAGCAGTATTAGAGGATTGCAGTAACTGGCAAGAAGTATTTTCTGAGTGTTATTCATTACCACATGCACCAAGAATGCCTTTAAGAGAGTATAATGCCGGCCGTAATTATAGGAGTAGTAATGAGGGAACTAAGATGGCCAGATGTTTTTATAATTGTAAATCATTAGAGGAAGTTCCAGAGGGTTTTCATTTAAGAGATTTAAGAGTAGCAGATACGAATGGTCATAGTAATCCTGCTTATGCTGGTATTAGCTCATTGTTTACTAGAACTCATGCCTTAAAACATTTAGGTGACGTACGCCTCGATGATATACCATTATACAATGAAAACTCCCCTGCTCATCCGTATCGTATTCCTGCATATCAAACATTCGTTCAATGTGGATTTAAAATGCATAAATTTCCATACATAGGTTCATTTGGTATTATTGGTGCAAATATATTTGATGGTGGTCCAACTACAAATAATGATGCAGAGCAAATGATGCACGGTATTTCCTGGGAGTTTGATTCTCCATACAATAAAGAGGGTG